TACACGCCGCCCAGCCCGATGGTGGGGAAGCCTTCTTTGCACGCCTTAGCAGCTTTGAGCTCGCCCTCGGTGAGGATAAGAGGTTGCCCAGCGTCCCCAACGAGGTTGGTCCAATCTTGATTCGCAGGAAAGTAGGCAACCGGAGCTGTGTTGGGTTCTTGCACATACCTGACCGGCTTCTTGTCAGCAAGACCTGCGAAGTCAGTCGGGGTCTCGAGATAGCGAACACGGTAGAACGGCTTGGCCCCAGGCCAGTCGGGCAACGGGGCGCCGGTGTGGTCCATGTATTCGAGCTTCAGGCTGCAAAGCGCCTTGAAGCTCGGATGCAGTTGGGAAGTCTGAGTGCCGCTTAGACAAGAGATGTGAAGCAACTTAGCATCATCGAGGGTGAGTCCTGATGATTTGAGCTTAGCTTTACCAAGTTCCACCGATTTCTTCTGTTTCGTTGCCATTGGTCTTAAACCCCGCCCTCAGCTTTGTTCGGCAAGCGCTCAGCCACTTGGAAAGATGCCGGCCAGACCAACTTGCTGAGGGAAGGTGACATAGAAGACCTGGAGCCGCGAGGGCTGGCATCTATGGCAGGGTCCAGAATGATTCTAGCATGACCCGACCAGGCCGTAAATAGGTGGTTAGATCCGCTGAATTGTGATGACATCATCGTTGTGGGCGAAGTGGGCGACGCCGTTTCCTTTGCTCACGGCGATTCTGACCGTCATTTCAGCACGGCCAACTAGCTTCGCCGCTTCCGCGTACTCGACAATGCGCTCCTCGCCAGTGGCCCGCCAAGACAATTTGAGGTTCACGCGTCTGGCTTTTCCGGCTTCGCGCATGGCTGCTCTGGTCTTAGCGCTGCGGTTTTTATCCTGCCAGAACGCACTAACCGGGTTAGGTTTTGGCTCCACAAGCTGCCGGATCAGGTCAATCTCAGGAGCCAACTCGGCCTGCTTTTTGCCGCTCAAATTGGCCACAATTTTGTGGAAAGCATCCTTGAAGTTGGGTCTTTGGTCCATGGTCTGTGCTCTAAGTTATTGACGCCGTTGAAATCAGTAAACTACAACCTACCCCGCTACAGAAAGCTACATGCTACACGTCCCCTCTATTCTCTTTTCTCTCTCTCTTATATAATAATATATACTTTCTTTTTTTTAGAAGAAGACAGAAGAATAGAAATCTATAACTGTAGTTTCTGTAGAAGTCTTTCTAAATCAATAACTTAAGCTGCTACAGATTTGCCGCTACGCAGCTACGCCGGCGCCGCTATGTAGTTGGCCCCTCCACAAAACGCGAAGTGTTTACATGGTTTACGAACTGTGGTAGGATCGTGTTACGATCCATTCCGTCATTCATTTTCACAAAGGAGGCACAGATGCCAGCAGGTGGAGCAAGGCCAGGCAGTGGTCGCCTCAAGGGCCGGAAGCAAACCGTCAGCAACCAAGCGCGCAAAGAAGCCGCGGCTGCCGGGTTGTTGCCACATGAATGGCTGCTTAAAGTGGCGCGTGGTGAGCCCATCCCCCACAAACAGTGGAAGATCATCTACGACAGGAATGGCAACGAGCTGAGCCGTGAGCTTGTGGAGGTCGAGGTGTATGCCGACTTCGCCACTCGGATCGACGCCGCCAAAGCAGCCGCGCCCTACTACGCTCCGCGTCTCGCCACTCAGCAGGTTAAACTCGAACAACCGGGCAACACGTCTGGCGTGATGCTGGTCCCAGTGATGAGCCAAAACGACTGGGCCAAGATGGCAGTGAAGCAGCAGACGGAGCTGAAGAACGATGTCAAGTCCTAACGTCGTTTGGTCCCCGCTGCCCGGGTCTCAGAGCTTGGTGCTCAGCTGCTCGTGCCACCATATCCTCTACGAAGGCACTCGGGGACCTGGCAAGACGGACGCTCAGCTCATGTTCTTCCGCAAGTTCGTGGGCAGAGGCTATGGTCAATACTGGCGCGGCGTCATCTTCGACCGCGAGTACAAGATGCTTGACGACTTGGTGAGCAAGTCTCAGCGTTGGTTCCCCAAGTTCAAGGACGGAGCCAAGTTCATGAGCTCCAAAGCCGATTACAAGTGGGTTTGGCCCACCGGCGAAGAGCTCTTGTTCCGTCAGATCAAGAAGATGTCTGACTACTGGAACTATCACGGCCAGGAGTTTCCATTCATCGGTTGGAACGAGTTGACTAAGTACCCGACACCTGAGCTCTTCGAGGCCATGATGTCGTGCAATCGCTCCTCATTCATCCCTGAGGAGCACAGCCCCATCGATCACAAGACTGGCGAGCGGATCCCCATTCCTGACATTCCGTTGGTTGTGATGTCCACCACCAATCCCTACGGCCCTGGGCACAACTGGGTTAAAAGGCGGTTCATTGACGCGGCCGCGCCCGGTGAGATTGTACGCAACGTGGTCAACGTCTTCAACCCACGCACTCAGCGCCGTGAGGACGTGACCAAGACCCAGGTGCGGATTTTTGGCTCGTACAAAGAGAATCGCTACCTGTCGCCCGAATACGTGGCTGAGCTGGAATCGATCAAAGATGAGAACAAGCGGCGCGCTTGGCTGTGGGGCGATTGGGACATCGTAGCAGGCGGCGCGCTTGACGACCTGTGGGGCCCGCATCTGATTCTGCCCCGGTTTAAGATTCCAAAGACTTGGCGCGTCGATCGTTCATTCGACTGGGGCTCTAGCCACCCCTTCAGCGTAGGTTGGTGGGCTGAGGCCAACGGAGAAGAGGTCGAGCTGCCTGACGGCCGCAAGTGGTGCCCAACCAAGGGTTCACTGATCAGAATCGCTGAATGGTACGGTTGCGAGGAAATTGGCTTGAACAAAGGCCTACGTCTAAGCGCCAAGAAGATTGCCCAGGGCATCAAGGAGCGTGAGGAGGCGATGCTTAAAGACGGGTGGATCAGCACTAAGGTCAAGGCAGGCCCGGCAGACAACCAGATCCGCAATGTGAACGAGGACGACACCGACTCGATCGCGAAGAAGATGGAGGATGAGGGCATCTACTGGACCGAGTCCGACAAGCGCGCGGGGTCCCGCAAAAATGGCTTGCAGCTGATCCGCGACCGCCTCGAATCGTCCAAGTCAGGCGAAGGTCCTGGTCTGTACTTCATGAGCAATTGCAAAGCGGCGCTGGCCATTTTGCCGACACTGCCGCGGGACGACGAGGACCCAGACGACGTGGATACTGAATCTGAGGACCACATTTATGACGACGTGAGGTACCGCGTGCTCGCAGGCAATAACCGAGCAGCAACCTCGATCAAGGTTACGCTGCCAACTTGAGGAGCACAGAATGGCCAATGTGAGCTACGTGCGCGACGAAGTCGCAAAGACGAAGATCAAGTGGGACCTGATTAAGGACTGCCTGATCGGTCAAACCGCGGTAAAGGCTGGGCGCGAGAAGTACCTGCCCAAGCCCAACCCCACCGACACCTCCGAGGAAAACCGCAAGCGCTATGACCAGTACGTCGAGCGCGCGGTTTTCTACAATGTGACTCAACGCACCCACGCGGGTTTGGTTGGGCAGGTGTTCCAGACTGACCCGGTGGTCGAGCTGCCGAGCCTCATGGATCCGCTAATTGAAGATGTGGACGGCGCGGGTGTCTCACTCGAGCAGCAGGCCAAGAAAGCTCTGGGTGAAGTGCTGGCCTTCGGCCGTTGCGGCTTGTTGGTGGATTATCCGAACGTCGGCGAAGTTGCCAGCCGCCAAGACCTGCTCGATGGCAGGGTCCGCCCCACCATCATTCTTTACGACCCGTGGGACATCATTAATTGGCGCACCAAGACGGTCGGCGCCAAGAAGCTGTTGTCGCTGGTGGTTATCGCCGAGCAGTACATCGTCGAAGACGACGGTTTCGAGATGAAGACCGACCGCCAATGGCGAGTCCTCCGCCTTGAGGACAAGACCGGCGTCTACAAAGTCGAGATTTGGCGCGAGGAGAACGGCACCTTCCAAGAGCATGAGTTCTATTATCCGACCGACGCCAATGGTAATAATCTGCGGGAGATTCCGTTCATTTTCATCGGGGCAGTAAACAATGACGCAGCTGTCGATCAGCCGCCGCTGTATGACCTGGCCGCCCTGAACATCGCCCACTATCGCAATTCGGCCGACTATGAGGAAGCTTGCTACATCGTAGGCCAGCCCACCCCGTACCTCGCCGGTCTGACCAAGGATTGGGTGGAGGACGTACTCAAGGGCCAAGTGCACCTCGGTTCACGCGCAGCAATTCCGCTTCCGGCCGGCGGCACAGCTGGTCTGATTCAGGCCAACCCAAATTCGATGCCAAAGGAGGCGATGGAGGCCAAGGAGCGCCAAATGGTGGCGCTTGGCGCAAAGCTCGTTGAACAGCGCTCGGTCCAGCGTACGGCTACTGAAGCGATGCAAGAAGAAGCTGGTGAGGTCTCAGTCTTGGCCACCTCCGCAAAGAACGTGGCTGCTGGTTATCGTGCAGCTTTGGCCTGGTGTGGCCTGTTCCTCGGAACATCCGAAGAACCGGAGTTCGACCTGAACACCGACTTTGAGATCAACCGAATGAACGCCCAAGAACGCCAGCAGCTGATTGCTGAGTGGCAGTCTGGCGCCATCACGTTTGAGGAGATGCGGTTTAACTTGCGCCGCGCCAATGTCGCCTACCTTGATGATGAAACGGCTAAGGACCAGCTTGAGAAAGAGATGAACTCCGGCCTGGGCGCGGCAGCCATGCGCATGGGTCTGCGCAGCCAAGATAACCAGGATCTAAACAATGGCGAGTGACAAACATTTGTTGGACATCGCCACCAGGCATCAAGTGTACTTGGAGCGTCTGAAGAGCGCTGAGGTTCGCAACTTCGACGCTACTCTGCGCAAGCTCGAGAAGGCGATCGTCCAAGTAATCAACGCACTGGGTGTCGATTCCATCGGCGACCTGACCAAGGCCAAGCTCAAGGAAACGTTGATCGAGCTGCGCAACACCCAGACTCAGATTATGCTTGACGCTGTCGACAAGTTGATCCCAGGTCTGGAGAAGATTGCAGGCTACGAAGCTCAGTTCGAGGCCCGTTCGCTTGGCCAGCTCGGGGTTGAAGTGGCCATTGCCTACGTCCCAGCCAAGCGCGCATTCTCAGCTGCGATGAACCAACCACTGTCGGCTACGGGCGAGCTGCTTGAACCGTTCATCAAGAACTGGGCCACCCGCGAAATCGAGGCCGTCAATAACCTGGTGGCCAAGGGCTACGCCGATGGCTGGACGAGCCAACAGCTGGTTCAGGCTGTGCGCGGCACTAAAAGGATGCAGTATTCTGACGGCATCATAGCTAAGATCGGTCGAGATGCTGACGCCGTGGTGAGAACGGCCATTCAGCACGTTGCTTCATCGGCGCGCATGCAGACCTGGGCGGCGAATTCGGACATCGTCAAAGGATACCGCTGGGTCTCGACGCTCGATGGTAAGACGACCCAGGTTTGTCGGTCGCTCGATGGCAAGGTGTTCGAGTTGGGTAAAGGCCCGCGTCCTCCGATCCACATCCGGTGTCGGAGCACAACGGTCGCCGAGTTAGATGATAAGTTCAACTTCCTTGATGCTGGCGCCACGCGCTCAAGCAAGGATGGCTATGTGGACGGCGACTTGACCTACTACGAATGGCTCAAGAAGCAGCCACCCGCTTTTCAAGATTCGGCCATCGGCCCCACCCGCGGCAAGTTGCTTCGGGATGGTGGTCTGACGGCTGAGGAGTTCGGCCGATTAAACCTTGGCCGTAACTTTGACCCGCTGACCCTTGAGGAGATGCGGAAACTGGAGCCCGCCGCCTTCGAGCGCGCGGGTATTTAACCTGAGGTCCGTGACCTCACAACTTAGGAGCAGTGCTCATGGCTTTGAAAGCAATCCTCGAGTCCCTTGATGGACTCCCCGACGCCATCAAGTCCGAATACAAGAAGGGCGACGATGGCAAGTTCCACCTCGATGTCGAGGACCTGGACAATCACCCCGGTCTCGGCGCTTTGAAGCGGGCGAAGGACTATGAGAAGTCTGCCCGCCAGAAGGCGGAGAAACAGCTGCAGGGGCTACAAGACCAGTTGGCGGCCTTGACCGATGAGCGCGACGGTCTCCTCAAGGGCGCAATCCCGAAGGGGGATGTGGACAAGCTCGAGAGTTCTTGGAAGCAGAAGTTGGCGGCTCGTGAGAAGGAGCTGATGGACCAGATCAACGGCCTGACCAACCACCTGAACACAATGCTTGTGGACAATGTGGCTCAGGGCCTGGCTACCAAGATCAGCAAGGTTCCGGAACTCATGTTGCCCCACATTAAGGCGCGCCTCAAAGCTGAGTTTGTGGATGGCAAGCCTACGACCCGAGTCCTCGATAAGGACGGCAACCCCTCGGCGCTCACCGTGGCGGATCTTGAAAAAGAGCTGTTTACAAATCCCACATTTGCGCCTATAATCATTGGCAGCAAGGCCTCCGGCAGCGGTGCTGAGGGTGGTCACGGCGGGAGCGGTGCTCCGAGTAAGCTCGATTACTCCAAGGCATCTCCCAAAGAGATTGCCGCTCATCTCAAGCAACGTAAGGAATCCGGAGGTTAAACCATGGCACTTTCCGATTTGGCGGTATTCTCCGAGTACGCCTATTCCACAATGACTGAGGTGCAGGACCAGCAGGTCCAGCTCTTCAACACCGCCACCCGCGGCGGTATCGTCCTGCAAACTGGCAACCACCAGGGCGACTACTCCGACGAAGCCATCTGGGCCAAGATCAGCGGCCTGGTCCGTCGCCGGAACGCCTACGGCGCCGGCCCTGTGACTGAGAAGGTCCTCGAACACCTTGTGGACACCTCGGTCAAGGTCGCGGCCGGCACCCCGCCTGTCCGTATCGATCCGGGCATGTTGAAGTGGATTCAACGCTCCCCGGAAGAGGCTGGTGTGGTGGTCGGCCGTCAGATGGCCGAGGACTCGGTCGCCGACATGTTGAACACCGCGATCCTGTGCTACGTCTCGGCCATCAGCCAAGTGAACGAGGTGGTTTACGATCACACCAGCGTCGGCACGACCAGCCTGATCGCCCTGAACAAGGGTGCTGCAAAGTTCGGCGACCGCGCCAACGCTCTCGTGGCCTGGGTCATGCACTCCAAGTCGGCTTTTGACATCTACGGAGAAGCTCTGACCAACGCGACCCGCCTGTTCGTGTTCGGCAACGTGCGCGTCATCGAAGACGGTTTTGGCCGCCCGCTGGTCGTGTCCGACAGCCCGAACCTGGTCACTGCTGGCACCCCGGACATCTATATGACCTTGGGTCTGACCCCGGGTGCGATCCTCGTCTCCCAGAACGGTGACTTCACGGACAACGTGGAAACCAAGAACGGCAACGAGAACATCATCCGGACCTACCAGGCTGAATGGTCGTACAACGTCGGCATTCAGGGCTTCGCCTGGGACAAGACCAACGGCGGCAAGTCTCCGACCAACGCCGCCCTGGGGACCGCGACCAACTGGAACCGCTACGCCACTTCCCATAAGGACCTGGCCGGCGTCCTCGTCAAGGCGCAGTAATGAGTGGCGGGGCCGAAGCCCCGCCGTTTCAACAACCCTAGGAGGTCAACATGTCCAAAGTTACTCTGTTCTTTATCGCCGGCACGATCCCGACTGCTGCCGAGCGCGCAGCTGCCGAGAAGGTCGGCGCCACCCGTTTCCGCAATGCCAAGCTGGCAATCAACGACCCCATCGAGAAGTGTGATGCCGTCGCTGGTCTCGTGCCCGAATCTTATAAGGGCGTGAAGGGCATCGAGGTGCTTGACATCGCAGTTGAAGAGCCCAAAGCTGACAAGCAGCCGGCTGGCAAGAAGTAAGGCAGGCGGTCATGGCCCTGATCATCGAAGATGGTACTGGCGTAGTAGGAGCCAATTCCTACATTGACGCCGCGACGGCTCGGGCTTACGCTGATGCTCGGGGCCTGGCCCTGCCTGCCGCGGACGCTGAGGTTGAGCAGTTGCTGATCAAAGCAATGGACTTCATCGAGTCTTTTCGTGGTGAGTTCCAGGGCATCAAGACCAACCCTGCTCAGAACCTTCAGTGGCCGCGTCGCGGTGTTGTGTTGGACGGCTATCCTCTCGACGAGGATACCATCCCCACCGTGCTTACATCTGCGCAGGCTCAGCTTGCTGCGGACGCGAACCTCCAAGACCTGATGCCGACCGGGACCGGCAAGGAGGTCGTCATGGAGAAGGTGGACGTGGTTCAAGTCCAGTACGCTGAGACCGGGGACGTCAACCCCCAGCCGATTTTTACGAAGGCCGAGGCATTGCTCAAGCCACTCCTCAAGAGTGGTTTGTTCGATGGCGCACTAAGGAGCGTGCGGGTATGAGCTTCTATGGCGGACTCGCAAACACGGCGGCCAAACTCCTGAAGGACAAGGGGCAGCAGATGGTCATCCGCCGCAAGGCCGTGGTGTCGCGGAATCCTGCAGCGGGCACGGTCACGACGTCCGCTCCGCAGGACTTCATGGTCAGCGGTGTCCTCGTGAATTACAACACCCAGTTGGTGGCCGACGGCCTCGTCCAGAAAGGTGACCGCCAAGCTATCATCGAAGGCGGTGTGGTTGTGCCGACCAAGGAAGACCAGCTGATTGCTGAAGGTCGCGCGTGGACAATCGTGGACTTCGAGTCGGTGAACCCGGCCGGAACCCCTGTCATCTACAAGTTGCAGGTACGGTCATGAACGGGCGGTTCTCAGGTCAGTTGGGTCGCTTCGCAGGCCGTGCCAAGCACAACTTGGATGCGACGCGCCGAGCAGTGGCCATCAAGCTCTTCTCGGCAATCATCATGGACACGCCTGTTTTGACCGGGCGCCTCCGCGGCAACTGGCAGACATCTATCAACTCGCCGCTGACTGCGCCGATCGATCGCAACGACCTGACTGGGGCCGAGGCTATCAGGGACGTTGAGAAGATGGTGGCCCAAAGCCGCCCGACCGACGCGATGTACCTACGCAACAACCTGCCCTACGCCTACCGGATCGAGTACGAAGGTTGGTCCAAGGTCAAGGCTCCTGAGGGCATGGTGCGTCGGAACGTCGCCCGCTTCCGTAGGATCCTCAACGAAGCAGTCAGGGAGAACCGAACATGAGCATGGCCAAAGTGCAACACGCCCTGATCGCGGCCGTGAACGCAAGCCTGGGCGCCATCCCGGCCGGGTACGAGAATGAACCGTTCGATCCTCCGGCCGATGCAAAGTGGGCGCAGGTCTTCTTCCTCCCCAATACCCCCTCGGTCGAGACCTTGGGGGCGAACGGTGAGGAC